ATTTCAGCTAGTCTGCAATCATATGATACTGTTCCGTCAATTTCGTCACTATAGGTATACGTAACTAACAATGCAGCTAGCAGTAATATAGCTACAATTATCCCAATTTGATTTTCATTTATCTTCATTTTTTACTTTCTGCTTCTGCTACACGTTTGCGAAGACTGCTAGAACTAAAACTGTGATCACGCTTGTTGTAGATTAATTCGATATCACGTGACACACAGATATCGCGACCTGTAAATTCTTTATCACGATATTCCACTCCTAATATACGAACATCAAGAGGTAGTGTAAGTAAAATATCCTCAAGATCTTTTTCTGTGTTGTAGACTACGATCTCATCTACGTAACGTGTGGCCGCTAGTTGGATCTGTCGTTCTACTATTGATTGTATCGGAGCATTCTTCTCAGGTCGGTCCCACGATGCATTGTTTTGTAGACCAGCGATAAGATAATCGCAGTGATTACGAGCTTCACTTAACATGGCAATGTGCCCTGCGTGTAGCATGTCAAATTGGCTGGCAGTGAATCCTATGCGTAATCCTTGTGCTTTTAATTCCTGTACTTTGTTGAATATCATTCAGCTGGTTCTAATTTGATCTGTAAAGGAAACCCGTTATTGCGAGCTAGTTGTGTTACTTCAACACCTTTTTGTTCAGCCATTTCGTATGGTAATATTGCCGCTACTCCGCTACCTTCTTCATGAATTTTTAAGGTAACAGCTTCTGCTTCTTCTGGGCTATGATTGAAAACAGATACCAGACTCTCAACAACAAATTCCATGGTAGTTACACTATCATTGATATAGATAACTTTGTACATCATTGGTTCTTTCAAGTCAAAGTTAGGCTGTGGTTTTGTTTTTGTGACTGCTTTACCCATACGTTCCTTTTCGAATATTGTTGACATAATTGAAAATCTCTTAAATAGTGAGGCAGTAACATTGTTACTACCTCTGACTATTATATTATACTACTTCTGAAAGGTAATTGCAATCTTTTTTGGCTTAGCTGACTCTGGAACGATGTGTTCCAAAGTAACAGTTAAGATACCATTTTTAACTTGAGCGCCTTTGACTTCTACGTTGTCTGCAAGAGCGAATGTGCGTTCAAAGTCACGGCCAGCAATACCTTGATGTAGATACTGCGCTTCTACTTTGTTTTCTTTGTTGACTGCCCCAGTAACAACTAGTTCGTTGTTGACAATCTCAACATCTAACTCACTTTCATCAAAGCCTGCGACAGCTACTTCAATCTTCCAGATAGTTTCTGTTTCTTTGATAATGTTGTAAGGTGGATAGTTACTGGCATTCAATGTGCCAGCAGTTCTGCTGAGCTCATCAAACATGCGGTCAAATCCCACTGCAAATCTCTGAATACTTGGAATATCCAGGGTGTTAATATATACTTGTTTCATAGCTTATTCTCCTTATAGTTAAGCAAGATTAAATCAAGGACCCTTATTCGGCATCCTTTTTAACTTCAGTGAACTCAGCGTCTACTACATTGTCTGCTTGGTCGTCTGAATTTGTTTCTGCACCAGGTTGCACTTCAGCTTGTTTAGCGGCTTCGGCAGCCTGATAGGCCTTAAATAATGGCTCTGCAGATTTGGTTAGTGCGTCTACACAGTCACTGATTGCTGGGATATCCTCACCTTTAACAGCTTCTTCAACTGCTTTGATTGCTGTTTCAATGGCTGTCTTTTCGTCTTCTGTGATTTTGTCGCTGAGATCTTTTAATGTTTTATTAACTTGATAAAGTTGACTATCAGCGTTGTTACGAGTGTCAATTAAAGCACGTTGTTTCTTATCAGCATCGGCATTGGCTTCTGCATCTTGAACCATTTTCTCAATCTCTTCTTCAGTTAGTCCTGAATTAGCTTTGATAGTGATCTTGTTTTCTTTATTTGTTTTCTTATCTTTAGCTGACACTTTCAAGATACCGTTGGCATCAATGTCCAGTGTGATTTCAATAGCTGGCACGCCACGTGGCGCTGGTTCAATACCTTCTAGGTTAAACTCACCAAGTTTTTTATTGTCTTTGATAAACTCACGTTCACCTTGTGCAATAGCAACTGTGACTGCTGGTTGATTGTCTTCAGCTGTTGAGAATGTTTGGCTAACCTTAGTAGGAATAGTAGTATTCTTTTTAATAAGTTTAGTAAACACACCACCCATAGTTTCAATACCTAGGCTTAATGGTGTAACATCTAATAGTAATACGTCGGTCTTATCACCAGCCAACACAGCACCTTGGATAGCTGCACCAACTGCCACTGCTTCATCTGGATTAACGTCTTTACGTGGAGCCCGACCAAACAATGCTTCAACTGCTTCTTGTACCTTAGGCATACGTGTTTGACCACCAACAAGGATAACATCGTCAATGTCTGCAACTGCAACACCTGAATCTTTAAGTGCAACCTTACATGGCTCAATACTACGAGCGATTAAATCTTCTACTAGACTTTCAAACTTACTACGACTAATTACCACGTTTAAGTGTTTAGGACCACTAGCATCTGCTGTGATGTAAGGTAAGTTTACTGTAGTTTGATTACTGCTTGATAATTCAATTTTAGCTTTTTCTGCGGCTTCTTTTAAGCGTTGTAGGCTTAGTTGATCTTTTTTAAGGTCAACACCTGACTCTTTCTTAAATTCATCAATGATGAAATCCATGATGCGTTGGTCAAAGTCTTCACCGCCTAGGAATGTATCACCGTTTGTGGCTAATACTTCAAATTGTTTCTCACCGTCAACGTTGGCAATTTCAATAATACTCACGTCAAATGTACCACCACCCAAGTCGTATACTGCAATCTTACGATCTTTTTTACTATCTTTGTCCATGCCAAATGCCAATGCCGCCGCAGTTGGTTCGTTGATAATACGCAGTACTTCTAGGCCTGCGATCTTACCTGCATCTTTGGTTGCTTGGCGTTGTGCGTCATTAAAGTAAGCCGGTACTGTGATAACTGCCTGTGTTACTTCATAGCCAAGATAGTCTTCAGCAGTCTTTTTCATTTTGATTAGGACTTCTGCTGAGATCTGTGGTGGCGCTAGTTCTTGGTCATCGATCTTAACCCATGCATCACCGTTTTTATTTTTAACAATTTGGTATGGCATTAGATCTAAATCTTTTTGTACTTCTTTTTCGTCAAATTTACGACCAATTAATCGTTTAGCCGCATAGATAGTTTTCTTTGGATTAGTTACTGCTTGACGTTTAGCTGGTGCGCCAACTAGGATTTCATCGCCATAAGCAACGATACTAGGTGTAGTGCGAGCACCTTCATTGTTTTCAATTACTTTGGGTTTGTTGTTTTCTAGAATAGCAACACAAGAGTTGGTTGTACCTAGGTCGATACCGATGATCTTAGACATATAGTTTCTCCTTTAATTAAGCAAGATCTAAATATAGAGCCCTTTATGGCACTCTATAAAATTATTTATCAATAATATTTAGTATAATATACTACTATTATTCTGTCAATTGATTTTTCAAATAATTTAATTTTTTCTGTTTATACTCTGCAACAAAGTCGTTAGTTTGTTGTATTAACTTTGGCTGGTCCAGAGGATTAACTCCACTGTAGGTCTGTTGGAATACGTCATCTATCTGATATCCTAATCCGCCAATGGCAAACGCTGTCCACGCATCAACTTTCTTGTATGGGTTTGAACGTTGGTTTATTTCATAGGTAAATTCTGCGGCAGTGATACTGTCAAAATTTGTATTTTTCCAAAGTATAACATTCTTAAACCATTTCAATCCAAAACTTAACTTTTCAATTTGTTGTTCGTAACTGGCATATTCTTCATCATTGAATGGCTTGTACCCGTAAAGTCTATAGTTGTCTGTGAAGTAACTGTGATAAACAGTTTCGTCATGTTTAGGTATTATCAATGGATTAAATGACCAAAAATCTAAAGCCTTGGATTCTATGATCCAATCCACAGTAGCATTAATTTCGTCACGTGTTTCATAGGGTAAGCCAACAATAAATGTGCTGTTAAGGAATAACCCTGGGTGTGATCGTTTAATATTGATCAAAGTTTCTTTCATTCTAGCAGGTGCCATGCCCTTGCCAATTATCTGCCCGGCCTTTTCATTAAATGTTTCAATACCAAAGTGCATGCCTTTGAATCCAGCATCAACTAGTTTAGCGATAGTCTGTGGCCTGGCAGCTAACAAGTCTGCTCGCATATAGCCCATGAGTTCTAGCTTGAATGGTAAGCGTTTGCTAATTTCTAGGAGCATGTCTACCTTTTCTTCTGAGTCATTGATAGTATCTTCGACTACAAAATAACGTGTAACTCCATGTGCTTGATAGTTGTGTGTGTATTCGTCAACAATGTCATCAATGTTTCTTAGGTAATCTAATTTGTTTTTACCAATCAATGGGAAGTCACAGAACTTACATTTGAATATACAGCCACGTGCTGTTTCAATAGCCAGTACTTCATCTGATGATATAAAATCGCCGGCGCTGTATCGTATGTCTAGTGAATCTAAGGATGTAACTGGATAGTCTTTAAGGGTATTGACAACTTTGTTACCATTGACTAGAGTGTACTTCAATGGTTGGCTAGGATCTAATAGATGTTCTACCAATGCCGTGATCGCATATTCACCTGCACCTTCTATGTAGTAGTCTGCACCATCAAACCCTTTTTGTAGAGTTTTGTTACCACCAATGACTATTGGAGTGTTTGGGAAACGATTTCTAACGTAGTCTCTGATATGATTAAAGCCTTCAACTCCGGCAAACATTAGACTACAGCTGAATGATATAAACAGGGTTTCTTCGTTGACATTGAGATCGATGACTTCTTTGAGTTCATCAAGAGTCCAATCTAAATAGAAGTCAATCACTTCCGCATTGATATTTTTATACTTAAGGTGTGTTGCGATACGATGAGCGCCTGGCGCTCTGAGAATCCCTAGTCGGTCAGTTTGATACTTGTTGTCAGCAAATATAAGAACATGCATTAATTAGAATAATTTCTTAGGTAACTGCTGACTAGACAGTTTCTTTTTCCAACGCTGTTTAGCCGCGGCTGCTTTACGTTTACGGAGTGCTGTTGGTTTTTCATAAAACTCACGATCACGTAGATCTTGTAACATACCGTTGTCTTGTAAGCGTTTTTTGAGCTTGCGTAGAGCTTGCTCTACATTGTCGTTCTTAACGTAAACTGTACTACCGTTTACCATTGGTTCGAATGCCATTAATTGAATGTCCTTATAATATTAGTATATTTAACATTATACAACAGATTCAGTAGCGTTGTCAACGTTATTTCTATCAATTTTGATAAAATAATCAACTGGATGTAGTAATTCCTGCCCAGTCCCGTAGCGTGTTTGGTTATTAAGATTGGTTTTAACTTGGCTTGAGTCGTTGATCAACACCCAATCAGCGTCTGTGCAAATATGATTCAAAAACTCCAAATCATAGTATTCACCACGATATACATAAACATCAAAGTTTTGTTCGCTGACTTTTAGGAAAAATTCAATTCTAGTCTGATCTTCTTCAGTTGGATCAATTAATATTACTTTATAGTTCCCAGCCGGTTCTACTATGCTTGGATACGTTACAATTCTACTAGTGTTCATAATTGTGCCTTTTGACTGTGTGTTAATCGTTTTAACACTTCTTCTTGTTCTGGTTTGCTAAGATCATCTATATCATACTCACCTGAGATTATCTTTTGTGTTATATACTTTATATATTCTTCTTCGTGAGCGTAGCGGTCCGTTGTGGTTTTAGCTACTTCTATCCATTTTTGCCCATTCCACTTGTAGAGTCTATTAGGCAATATATCCACACGTAGGAACATGTCACCTTTTTGTGGATTAGCGGGGAATCTAGTACCAAATCCTGCGGTACTGTTTTTAGATGAACTTGGTATGTTATCAGCATCATCTGCTGTCAGGACCAGATTTGGAATTATAGGTTTTGGTTTAGGTTCTGGAGGTATTTCGTTGATTAATTCTGCGACTACTTCTACGGCTTGGTCGCGTTCTGATTCAATCTCGGCTAATTTAGATTCTTTTTCTTGGATTACTAGTACAGCGTTGGCTAGGTCTAATTCAGTTTGTGTCAGTGCTGAGGATTTAGCTTGAACTTCTAGTTCTTTCTCTTGAACTTTTCCGTCCAATTCACGAACTTTTTTTTTAGGTTTTCAGCTGTAGCTTTAACTGCCTCTAGTTCGCGTTCTAAGATTTTATTTTTAGTTTCAATTGGATCTTCAATTGGCTCCGCCGCAACTTGTTCTAAACTTTTAATAAAATCTTCAGCAGGCATACCATTTGGATCTTGTGGAATTCCGCTGGCTTGTTTAATAGTATCAATTTCTTCGTTAGTTAGCGGACCATCATCTGGTTCATACGTGGGTCTTGGATCAAAGTCTTCAGTAGCAGGTGGTAAATCATTCCATTCTGGCCAGGCTTCACTCTTTGGTTGCCATACTTGTTCCCAATCATCTTTGCGTTTAGGCCTATGCCACTCAAAGGTCTGATCAGCCGCAAGTATCAATACTAGTGCTAAAGGATCAAATACCAGTACGATTAAGATGATTACCCAACGCACTGCTTTTTCTAATACATTGGCTTCTGGATTGTCACCGTAGATAAGTGCGGCGATGTATTTAATAGGACCAACTTCTGCTTCTACTTTACGTGCTTGGCTAGCGATAGGTGCACGTTGTTCTTGTAGTGCTGAAATCTTTTTCTGTGCGGAGGAAATTTCGTTTTGGAGAGCATTTCTCTCTTTGGATTGATTACGTCGTATCTGTACAGCACGTTCTGCACCCCGGTCATCTGTGGTACGACTTAACTTCTCATCGACCTGTGCGTCCATTTGTTTAAGTGCTTTACGTGCGGCTTCGATATTGTCACGCTCAGTCTTGATCTTGTCATCAAATATCTGCACTTGGCCGCTGATGTCACCTGCTGGTACTGCTTGATCCAGATGAGCCTTGCTCAAGAATCCAAAGATGCCCATTGACGTGATCAACATCAATATAGCGATAGCTGGAACTAGATATAGTTTGAATTGTACTGCGACACGATCCCAATATTTGTGTAGCCAAACAGTGGTAGCAATCTTACCAATCTCTAATACACCACCCATGATAACGATAGGCCAGAATACCGCGGCGAATATAGCAGTAAGTCCTGCGATACTGTAGTAGGCAGCTACTGAGCTGATTAATAGGGCAATTAAGAGTAAGATGTAACCAAAGATCATAGTTATATATTTATTGGGATATACTAGTTATAGTAGCAAGATATAATAGAAAGAGCAAGAGCTTTTGACTATTATGTGTAAGGTCTGCCAGATATTAAAATGTTACCATCAAGGACATTATCTGTTATGGTATTACCAGAATATTTAGTAGGTAATATGTTGATATTGGCTGTATTAAGCGTGCGATAGAATGGTTGTGCTGAATTGCCTGCACCAGTGATAGTACCATCGATAGCCACATCTTTACCTTTGCGTTTAGCTTCGGCGATGGCCAGCTTACGCTCTTGTTTGAGCTGTTTTGATACTAGATTTGCGATTCCATTTGCTGACATAGTTGTTCTCTTTAGAGTATTTATCTACAAGTTATGCTGAACAACTAGAACTGCCGCCACCAAATTCTTCAACCACGTTGACCATGCCCGGTTCTTTAACTGCTAGTACTGCAATCTTACTGCATTTTACTGGTAGTCTAAGTACTAGGTTTTGGCCTGCAGGTAGTATAGCACAGGTGTCTTTGTTGGCCACAGGCTCCTGCCCAACGCACCAATATATACTCACAGGAGTAATAATGCGTACAGGACCTTTAGCTAAGGTTGGTGTGGTTTGGCTCGTTGAGCCTGCTGATAATGAGTATGCCGCCATGATAAAGTATTTATTGGCGGTATAGTATTATTTAAGTTTTGGTGCTACCTTGAATATGTAGTATTCTGAAATCTGCTCAGCTATCATATGTGGCACGCTGGTATATGGCCAACGTAGCTCAAATGGACAACTGGCCTTCCACCCACCATTTTTAAGATAGTGTCTATACTCAGCAAGATCTGTTTGGTCTGCTGGGTTGAACTCTCTTTTTGGACTTGGGCGTAGTGTGCTACGGGCGATAGTATAACCGTTTAATAGTTTCTTCATATTACCTACTGAACTTTCTGATGTACCAAGATTTAACATTTGCTCTCCAAACACTGAAAATACCAAATTTTCTTAACCAAAATATGTCTGATACCAGCATGCCTACGAAAAAGCAAACCAAATATCCAATATAATGTTGCATATGATCTCCTAATTGTTACAAGTATTATAGCACCAAAATACCTATAAGTCAAGTTGATTTATACCAAAAATTACTTGCTTTTACGGCAGATTGAGTGTATAATACTAGTATGATTGAACAACTACATAAAACATGGGGAGTAGAGCAATACGCTACTCTAGCACGCTTACAGAGTGCTACTACCTTTACCTGCTATGAGTCAGTGGCAGAGCAATTGGCAGGTTATACTAAAGAAAGATATCAAGGTAGTCCAGAGAAAACCTTAGAAGAAGTATTCGCTATCTATCGCGGCATCAACATAGTACCTATAGACTACTATACTGAACAGGGCTTGATCACTGATATCAAAGTCTTATATGACAGCATCAGCAATGAAGTTAAGGATTACCGTATCGGGCTAGGCAATAATCAAGGGCAGACTATCAATCGTTTCTTGTTTCCAAATATGATGACTGCTG